GAGCTAAACTATAGATACCTTACATCAGAGGAGCATAGAGGTATCAACGGACCTCATCAGAACAAGAAAACAGATCTCAAATATAAAAGAGAAATGCAAGCTCAGTTAGAAAATATACTCACTCAGAAATATTACACGATTGAAGAGTTAATTGAAATATTAGGACTAAAGCCACATCAGGCCTATAAGGCATTTAAAAAGCTTAGTACAGTTAAGGGAATAAAAAGAGAAGATGCGATTTTTAGGCTTATGGGAAATAGTTTTTATCTATAGGTGGTGAGTAAATGATAGCAAGTGCTATTAAAATTCAATATCCAGAGGACATAAATCAAATGGAAATAGTCATAACTACACCTAAGAGTCAGCAAACCATACAAGAAATAATTAAGCTTAAAGAAATAATCGAAAAAGGCAAGTTGCTATCTGTAGAAATAAAACAATATAGAAAAAGAAGAAGTCTAGATGCAAATGCTTATTGCTGGATTCTATCACAAAAGATAGCTGAGAAAATAGGAAATACTAAAGAATACGTATATAAGCAAGCTATTAAGCAAGTAGGACAATTTGAGATAGTACCAATACGAAATGATGCTCTAGAAAAATGGATTCAAGCATGGGAAAGCAAAGGTTTAGGTTGGCAGTCAGAAATATTAGGAGACAGCAAAATAGAAGGATATACAAACACAATCAATTACTATGGCTCTAGTGTATATGACACAAGAGAAATGAGTTTACTACTAGAGGAATTGGTCGGACAAGCTAAAGAATTAGGTATAGAGACAATGACAGAAACGGAGAAAAAGGCTTTATTAGAAGCCTGGGAAGGAAGTGTTAAATGAGAATAATAATATCTGCATTAAACAACGAAGACAAGAGATTATTTTTTTCAGGATATACAGATGTAAAAGCAGAAAAAGGATTAGGTAGTGGAGCTTTAACTGGAACTAATAGAGTTCCGCTCCTAACCGCTGAGGATGTAAAAGAAATAAAAACATTTATTGATGCTAAAAGAATAATGAGTGAGATTATAGATGCTATCAGGTATGAGGATATAGAAGGAATTGAATCTGTTACTATGAATATTCTGAGGGAGTGAGCTTATGTATAGAAATTTAAAACTAGGAAGGTATAGGCATTTTAAAGGAGGGATATATCAGCTACTAGAATTCGCAGAACATACTGAATCAGGTGAGATGTTAGCGATATATGTACGAGATGATTTTACTGGCAAAGTATGGGCGAGGCCAATAGATATGTTTATATCGAAAGTACCACCAGGAAGGCACAATCCTACAGGACAAGAATATAGATTTGAGTATATAGATTAATACGCATAATGTTTTTTATGTGAATTAAAAGAAGGAGAAAGAAGGTGTGTTGATGTTACCAGGACAAATAGGTACAGAAATTTTGAGAGTATCTGATGGTGTTGTAAGACTTTGTTACGATACTGTTACAGATTCATGTAGTATTGGATTAAGAACTACTAAAGATGTTGAATGGAAGTATATAAGTAAAGAGTTACATGACTTATTAGTTAAAGAATTAACTAAACAGAAAGGCAATAAATAAAGCACATTACAAGTATTATATGCAACAGTGAAAGGAGATTATACAATGAATTTAAACGAATATCAACAAGCAGCATTAAGAACAGCATCAAGAGATTCAGATAGTAAAGCATTAATTCTAAATGGAGTATTGGGATTAGCTGGTGAGAGTGGAGAAGTAGCTGATATAGTTAAAAAACACTTATTTCAAGGACATGAGCTTGATAAAGATAAGTTATTAGATGAATTAGGAGATGTATTGTGGTATATAGCAATAACAGCTAAAGGTATAGGAGTTACTCTAAATGATATTGCTACTCATAATGTAGACAAGCTAAAGAAAAGATATCCTAAGGGATTTGAATCGGAAAGGAGTGTAAATCGTGGAAATGATTAATCACCCAGAACATTATAACACTGGAGCTATAGAAGTAATTGATGTTATAGAGGATTGGGAGTTGGATTTCCATCTCGGAAATGCAATTAAGTATATAGCGAGGGCAGAGCATAAGGGGAAATACAAAGAAGATATCAAGAAAGCTATATGGTACTTGAATAGAAAGCTAGAAATATTAGATAAGGAGGTATAACTCCATGAATGCAAAAAAACTTTTAACTCAATACACGGATCTCCAGGCAGAGATTAAAGACTTGGAAAAACGTATAGATAAACTATCTAATTTCAAAGTTGAACACGATAAGGTAACGGGATCCAATAGTGAATTTCCTTATCAACCTAGATCATTTACCATAGAGGGTTACAACATTCAAGATGTTGATAGATTAAATACGGTAAAATCCTTACTTGTAGATAGAAAAGAAAAATGTGAAGATATGAAGATAGAAATAGAGAAATTTATTAGCAGTATACCTGATAGTAAGACTAGGAGGGTATTTCAGTATAGATATATAGATGGATTGTCTTGGCAAGCGATAGCTTATAGGATAGGAAAATATGATGAATCTTATCCGAGAAAGTTGGTACATGACAAGTATTTGGACAGTTTAGATAAAGACGCACTTTGATTATTATGTGTAATAGATGGGAGGATTAAAGATGGAAGCAAGTAAAAAACAATTAATAAAAGAACTACGAGAATATCTCGATAAGGCAGAAAAAGATGAAACTACCTATTGCGAATTGCTTATGGAAATACCTGAACTATTAAAAGGTTTTAATTGTGATGTGGCAGAATTTGACCCTAAAGATGTGTTATTATGGTAATGGCAAAAATAATTTTAGCATAATCCGAAAAATCCGATTTATCCATGTTAATATGGTAGTAAGTCGAAGTGTATAAATTAATATTCGTTCCGCTAGTTCGGGGCAGGGTGTAAAGTTATCACCTGGAAGGAAAAGAATATTTGGGGCTCGAGAGGACTCGGGCGGATAAGTCGGTAGAGAAATCTATCGGCTTATTTTGTTATGTAAGAGAGGTGAGGTTATGTATATTGCTTATAAATGTAAGACATGTCGTAAGAGTTTTATTTTATTAGAGGATGAAGTAAGACATAGTGAATTAGAGAGCAGATACATAACTTGTCCTTATCATGCAGCACATAGAGATATAATCGCTACAGGAAAGTATGATGATCTCAAAGAATGTATGGAGAAGCATCCAATATTTAAAAGAGTTAATGGGAAGATGAAACAGATTAAGTAGGTGGTAGTATGTTAAAGAGTTGTAAGTATTGTATGAGAATACATGACAGCAAGTTTGATTGTGGTAAGAAACCTAAGAGAAAAAAACCTAGTAATGATATAAATAAATTCAGATGGTCCAGGAAGTGGAGAGAAAAAAGAAATAGTATTGTTGAAAGGGATTCTTATCTGTGTCAGGTATGTAAAGAGAATGACAAGTATAACTACAATGGTTTAGAAGTACATCATATAACATCATTGGAAGAAGATTTTGATAGGAGGTTAGATGAGGATAATCTTATTACTTTATGCGAAGAACATCATGAACAGGCAGAGTGTGGGGAGATAAGTAAGGAATATTTATACAAGCTATTAGAAAAGGAATACGGATATGAGTATTAGAAAGGTGAGGTTTTGAAATGAAAGTTAAGATTAATTTGAATGACAAAGTAAAAGTAAAACTAACCGATTATGGGATTATGTTGTTGAAGAAAAGGCATGATGAATTAAATAAAAAGATTAAAGATAGTGGTGGTAAAGGCAATACATTTGAACTAATATTAGATGAAAATGGATATTATGAAACTCAATTATGGAGTTTAATGGAAAAGTTTGGAGCGCATTGTGGGTTAGCAAAGGAAAATCCATTTGAAATAGACATAATAATTGAAAACTGAAATAGTATCCCCCGAGTAGTGGGTTAAAAAATAGGTGAGCCTGTGGATACCACGTGACCCCCCATTTAGATAAAACATTCCCACATCAGCTTTTTGAAAGGAGAATGATTTTGATTATTATAATAGAGAAATTAAATTTGCAGTTTGTTCGAGATATGTTTATAGACATATGCGAACTATACAGAGAAAAAATTGAAAAAGCAATACAACATAGATATGAAATACATCTGAAAAATGGTGACAAAATAAAATTCATATCTGAGCAATCAAATTGCATTGATGGATTAAAGGCAGATGCAGCTATTGGTCCAAATGCTCATCACTTAACATGTAGATCTAACCATCCAAAAAGGATATGGAATTATGACGATTTAGAGAGTTATTTAAAAAACTTATAGATACATGATATATGAAAGGAAGTGATATTAATGCCTACACCACCAAAACCATTTGCAGTATTAAAAACCGAAGGAAAATCACATAGGACTAAAAAAGAGTTAAAACAAAGAGAAGAAGGAGAAAAAGCTCTTGCTACAGGTGTAGCATTAAAGGAGCGACCTGAAGTAAAAGCTAATCCTGTAGCACATAAAGAATTTTTAAGGTTAAATAAATTACTGAAGAACATTGAAAAGAATGATGCTATATATGAATCAATAATTAATAGATATTGCATGTTACAAGCTGAATGTAGGGATTTTGAAGAAAAGAGGGAATTCTTCTATAAGGACCTTGAAGAATTGATAGATGATAAAGAGACATTTATTGATAATGAGGATCTAACCACTTATTATAAAATGAAGTCGGACATGCAAAAGAATATAATTAACCTAGATAAACAAATTCAAACAAAAAGAAAAATGCTTTTAGATATAGAAAAAGAAAATATAATGACGATTGCCGCAGCACTAAGGAGTATACCTAAAAAAGTAGAAAAAGAGGAAAATCCATTGTTAAAGGCACTAAATGGAAGTTAAAAATAGTAGAGCTTACAAGTATGCTCAATGGTGTATAGAAGAAGGTAATCGCAAAGTTCCTAAGTATGTAAAGAAACAAGCTAAATCGTGGATTGACATAGTAGATGGGAAAAATCCTGAAGCTTATAATGATGAAAAGGCTTTTGATAAAATCAATAAATTATTAACGTTAATGGTGCATCCTGATTTACAATGTCCTATGGATGAAGGCTTAGAGGACTATGCTTGGCTACTTATTGTAGCAGTACTATGTACTAAGCTAAAAAATGATGAAAATAAAGATATAAGATATTATGTAACCGCAGTATTAGAGATATGTCGAAAGAATTTTAAGACATTTAATGCAGCGGTTATTTTTATTCTATTAATGTTAACCGACCCGAAATTTAGCAGATTTTTCTCAGTTGCTCCGGATTTGAAATTATCTAAGGAATTGCAAATAGCAATAAGAAAAATCATAAAATCAAGCCCACTGCTAGCAGAAGATGATGTGTTTAAGCTACTGAGAAGTGAAATAAGATGTCTTTTAACAGATAGTGAATATATACCTTTAGCTTATTCAGAGGACAGAATGGATGGTAAATTGGCTAATGCTTTCCTAGCAGATGAAGCAGGAGCAATGGATAGTTATCCGATAGAATCAATGAGGTCTTCGCAAATTACTTTACACAATAAACTAGGAATTATAATCAGTACTCAATATCCTAACGATAATAATGCAATGATAGATGAAATAGATATATCAAAAAAAGTACTAGATGGTTTATTAGATGATAAAAGAAGATTTTCATTACTTTATGAGCCTGATGATGATTTATTAATAAATGATCAATGGATGACTAATGATTTAGTAATATATCAATCCAATCCTGTAGCAGTTTCGCATGAATATGTGTTTAATGCAATAAAAGACATGCGTACTATGGCTATTCTGTATGAAAATAAACGTGAGAATTACCTATGTAAACATAATAACATTAAATATAAAGGTCTTGGAGTAGAAGGATATATTGATGTAACTAAAGTAAGAGAATGTAAGATTAAAGAGGACTTAGAGTTCTGGAAAGGTAAACGAGTTTGGGTAGGATTAGATTTGTCGCAAACTGATGATAATACTGCTGTTGCTATGGTAACAGAGTATGAGGGAATGATTTACGGTAAGGTTTGGGGGTTTATTCCTAAAGATAAAAAGGATTTAAAAAGCAAAAAAGAAAAAGTTGATTATGACAGATTAATTAAGCAAGGTGTTTGTTTTGAATGCGGTGATGAAGTTATAGATTATAGCTTCATAGAAAATTTCATATTAACACTTGAAGAAAAATATGGAGTAGAAATTCAACAAGTAGGATATGACAGATATAATGCTATATCCACTGTTCAAAAGTTAGAAGCAGTAGGTTGTGAGTGTGTAGAAATTAAGCAACATTCAAGCGTGTTGCATATGCCTACTAAATTATTAAAAGAGTGTATATTAAATAAAACTTTCAGATATGATGAAAACCTAATGCTAGAAATAAACTTTCAAAATGCTAGATGTACAGAAGATACAAACCTCAATAAATACGTAAATAAGAAAAAATCAGAGGGCAAAGTCGATATGGTGGTAGCATTAATTAATGCTATTTACTTATTACAGCAAGATTTATTATATGGAACTGATGATTTTGCTGTTCAAGTTGGATAGGAGGTTATCAAATATGTATGGTGAATTAGAAAAAATGAGTGATTTGGAATTTATTATAAAACAAGCAATAAGGTCAAAAACAAGTGTTGGAGTATTTATAGAAGTGCATGGATTTGAAATGCCAGAAATAATCATTAATCCACCTGAAAATTTAGAGAAGAAACTTGAGTATTATAAAAACACCTATGATGAAGATTTAGAGCACAAAAATGCTAAAGGGATAAGAATCATAGGATATACATTTTGCTAAGGAATGACCAGAGCAGAAAGGTGGTGAGAAATTGAGATGGCCATGGCAGAAAGAGGATAGAGCATTTGATACAGAAGGGAAATCTGATATTGCTAATGATATTTTATTACGTGCAATACTTTCAAGTGACATTATTTCCAAGGAACAGGCTTTAAATATTCCTAGTGTAAAGAGTTGTATTCAGTTTATAGCTGATACAGTGTCTATGCTGCCAATCAAATTATATAAAGACAATGATGGTAAAGCTGAGGAGTTGAAAGATGATGTAAGAGTAGACTTATTAAATGATGATACTAAAGATACCTTGGATGCAGTTCAGTTTTGGAGAGCAATTATTACAGATTATTTTCTAGGCAAAGGTGGGTATGCTTACATCAATAAACATTTGAATAATGTTATAAGTCTTCACTATGTTGATGAAACATATATATCAACCATAAAAAACACAGATCCGATTTTTAAATCACATAAAATTCTAGTAAATGGAAAAGAGTACTGGCCTTTTGAATTTATTAAGATTTTAAGAAATACTAAAGATGGAGCAGAAGGGGTAAGTATCATTGAAGAACACAATTTGATATTAAGTGTAGCCTATAATTCCCTTGTGTTTGAAGAAACTTTAGTGAAAAAAGGCGGAAATAAGAAAGGGTTTATTAAATCACCTAAAAAATTAAGTGAAGAAGCTATGAACAAGCTGAAGGAGGCTTGGAGGAGACTTTACAGTAATAATAGCGAAAATGTAGTTATACTGAATGAAGGTCTTGAATTTCAAGAGGCAAGTAATACATCAGTGGAGATGCAGCTAAATGAAAATAAAGAAACTAACTCAGCTGAAATATGTAAGCTGTTTAATATTCCTGAAAACATCATAAGAGGTACAGCATCAGCAAAAGAATACACAAATGCTTTTAAAATGGGTGTAATGCCAATACTAAAAACAATTGAATGTGCTTTAAATAGAGAACTTTTACTCGAAAGAGAGAAGAGTTCTTTTTATTTTGCTTTTGACACTAAGGAGCTATTAAAAGGTGATATAAAAGAAAGATTTGAAGCTTATAAGATAGCCATAGAAGCGAACTTTATGAGCGTAGATGAAGTAAGATACATGGAAGATTTGCCAGCGTTAGGAATCGACTGGATAAAGCTTGGATTAGATAGTGTATTGTACAATCCTAAAACAAAGGAAATATATACACCTAATACTGATAAAACCAATAGTATTAGTGATACAAAAAACAAAAAGCCTCCTATTTAGAAGAAGGCTTTTTGTACTCTTTTATAATTAGTTCAATACCTCTATCTAACAACTTAGACATTGGTATCATAGTATCTTTAGATAATTGCTTTAATTGCTCATACAACTTAGTATCTACAGCGTTTGATATTGGAGTTCTGTTTTTTAAACCTCTGTTCATGTTTATCACCTCAAAACTATTATATAACATGTTGTTAATACTTGCAACTACAAGTAGTTAATGGTACAATATACATGAAGAGGTGATTATATGAATAGAGAACCATACGGATTTATATATGACCATAAATCTTGTAAATGGTAAAAAATATATAGGTAAAAAAATATATGATAGCAACGCAAACACATACCTAGGCAGTGGAGTAGCACTTAAAAAGGCGATAGCTAAATATGGTAAAGAAAATTTTAAGAGAATAATATTAGAAAAATGCTATACTGACGAAGAATTGTCGAATGCAGAAATAAAATGGATTGAAAAATATGACGCAGTAAATAATAAAGGGTTTTATAATTTAGCAGAAGGTGGCACAGGAGGGATGAGGTGGAAATCAATACCTCATCCAATGTATGGCAAACATCACAGCAAAGAAACAAAAATAAAAATGTCTATAAGTAGAAGTGGTAAAAGAAATGGAATGTATGGAAAGGGATATTTACTAAAAGGGAAAAGAAATGGGAGGTATGGAGATAAAGCAACTAAAAAATGTATAAAAAGAACTAAAGAAGTCAATAGCAAAAAAGTTATCTGCTTAGATACTGGAGAAATCTATCAATCCATTACAGAGGCTGCAAATAAAAATGGTTTTAACAGAGTAAACATTAACCACTGCTGTACAGGAAGATATAAAACAGCTTATGGTATGAAGTGGAAATATTATGATGAATATTTAAAAGAACAAAACCAAGCACCCATAAAATAGGGTGCTATTATTATGACGAATTTGAAAGGTGGTGATGACGATAAAAGCGGAAATCAGAGCAGATGGACTTCATATATCAGGATATGTAAATGTACCAGGCAGGGAAAGCAGGCCAGTAATTACACCTAGAGGTAAAGTAGTTGAAGTAATCGAACAAAGAGCATTCCAAAGAGCGTTGCAAAAAGTGGATAATATCGACCTTATGGTAGACCATGAAAGGAAAATAGCGTCAACTAAAGAGGGCAACTTAAAAGTCTATGAAGATGAAATAGGTTTAAGAGCTGAAGCAGTAATTACAGATGAAGAAGTTATTCAAGGAGCCAGACAAGGCAAATTAAAAGGTTGGAGTTTCAATATGCTCAAAGTTGTAGATGAAATTGAGGAAAGAGCTGGCAAGTTACCTCTAAGGCGAGTAAAAGATTTTATTATGACTGAAATAACTCTAGCATTAAGGAAAATGCCTGTATATTCTGCTACATCTATAGAAATAAGAGCAGAGGAAGAGGAAGAAGTAGAAATAAGAACATCTGAATGCGAGATTACAGTAAAAGATTTGACAGAAAAGAAAATTGATTACTCAGAATTTGAAAATAAAATTAATAAGTTAAAGGAGAGATAGTATGAAAATTAAAGCGTTAATTGAAAAAAGAAATGACAAAGTAAAGGAAATGCAAGGAATACTTGATAAAGCAAAAGAAGAAACAAGAGCTATGACTGAAGAAGAAATGACAAGATTCAATGATTTAGAAAAAGAAATTAAGGAATTAGATGCCACAATAGAAGCTGAAACAAGAGCAAAAGGTTTAGAAATAATTGAAGATATGAAACATGATGATAAAGTAGAGGAAAGAGCATTAGCAGAAGAAAGAGCATTTGAGTGCTATATTAGGGGAATTGTTGAAGAAAGAGCAGATGTCAACATGACTACTGGTGATAATGGAGCAGTTATTCCATCATCAATAGCAAACAAGATCATAAAGAAAGTTTATGACATTTCGCCAATTTATCAACTTGCTATTCGTTACAATGTAGGTGGAACGTTAAATATTCCTTATTATGATGAATCAACTCAAAGCATTACAATGGCTTATGCAACTGAATTCACTGAACTAGAATCAACTTCAGGCAAATTTGCTAGCATAGAACTAAAAGGATTTTTAGCTGGAGTATTAACTAAAGTTTCCAAGTCTTTAATTAATAATTCTCAATTCGCTATAGTACCATTTGTGATAAATGCTATGGCTGAATCAATAGCTAGATGGATTGAGAAGGAATTGCTTAATGGCACCACTGGTAAGATAGAAGGGCTATCTACAGTAACCCAAAAGGTTACAGCTGCAAGTGCAACTGCAGTTACAGCTGATGAATTAATAGATCTACAAGAAACAGTTCCAGATGTATATCAAGGACCTGCAATATGGATTATGAATAAAGCTACTAGAACAGCTATTAGAAAATTAAAAGATAACGAAGGTAACTATATCCTAAATAAAGACGCTACATCAAGATGGGGATATACTTTGTTTGGCAAAGATGTTTATACATCAGATAATATGCCAGGAATGGAAGCTGGGAAAACTGCTATCTACTATGGTGATATGAGTGGACTAGCTGTTAAATTATCCGAAGAAATGAATATAGAAGTATTAAGAGAAAAATTTGCTACTCAGCACGCTGTAGGTGTAGTTGGATGGCTAGAAATGGACTCTAAGGTTGAGAACGCACAAAAAATTGCTAAACTAGTAATGAAAACAGCTTAGGAGGTAATATATGAAGATTAAGGCACTAGTTAGTTTCTCTGGTGCCTTTTCTATGTGTAAAGGAGAAATAAAGGAGTGTAGCGATAAAGTTATACTCCAAGACCTTCTCCAAGCTGGATATGTAGAAGAGGTCAAAGAGAAACCTAAAAAGGATGTGAAATCCAATGAAGGTAAGCGAAATAACAATAAGTGATGTGGTTGAGTATTTAAGGCTTGAAGATGGTGATTACAATGCAATAGAAATTGAAAATTTGCTCAATGTAGCTAAAAAATTTATAAAATCTTATACAGGATTAACTGAAGAAAAAATAGATACTCATGAAGATTTTTATATAGTTGTTATGGTGCTATGCCAGGATATGTATGACAATAGGTCCTATTATGTTGATAAAAACAATTTGAATAAAGTGGTTGAGACAATCTTAGGAATGCACTCAGTAAACTTACTGTAGGTGATAATATGATTAATCCGGGTAGGCTAAACCAAAGAATTAAAATATATAAAACTGGTGTAGGATATGACGAATATGGAGAACCACTTGATATTAAAGAATTGGTCCATGAGTGCTGGTCGAGTGTAAAAAATAAAAGTGGTACAGAACAATTCAAATCGGTTACGCCATTTTCAAAGGTAGTTACTAGTTTTTTAATTAGATACACTAAGAAAAACATTGATACTACAATGAAAATTGAATTCAAAGGCGAAGAATACAATATTATCTATGTAGACAACTATAACTTTAGTAATGAGTGGATAGAGATAACTGCTGAGAAGGTGATGTAATGGCATTTAAGGGTAAAACTACCTTTGTAATAGAAGGTATGGATGAGTTAATTAGGGACTTAAAAAGGCTAAAAAAAGTACCACAAAAACATGTTACATCATCATCTAGAAAAGCAATGAATATATCTTTAAAGCAATCAAAGGCTGATGCACCAGTCGATACTGGACAACTGAAAAAAGGTATCGTAATGAAAGGTGAAAGGTCAAGGTATAAAGCTAAAAAAGTATATAAAATAGTCTTTGATGACAGAATGAATGACATTTTTCAAAAGCCTGTTAAAAATCCTGGCGAATCTGGTGCTGGAGAAGGTAGGGCAATAGCTTATTACCCTTTCAGCCAAGAATATGGGTTTTTCGCAAGGGATGGAAGATATATTCCAGGATATAGGTTTATAAGTGATTCATTAACTGATAATGTAAGTAAAATAGAAAAGACAATAGTATCTGAAATGAAAAAGAAGATAGATCAAGAAATCGCGAAAGTGGGGTTGAAATAATGGCGCAAATAACTATGAGTAAAAAAGCAAGGAAGCAAATTAAAAAGGTTGGTTTTATTATTTGTCCATTAGAAATTCAGCCAATTAAACCAATACTAGGTAGGATATATGCAATTTACGCATTATTTAAGTGCATAAAATTATTAAAGTTTAATGCGTATGGTTATAAATTTTATCGAATAGCACTACCTAAACTTAAATGGGTAGGTGATTAAAATGGAGACCGCTCTAAGATATGAATTAATAAAAGTAATACCTGAACTAAATAATCAAATATACCCCACAAACGCGCCAGAGGGCTCACAAGGTCCTTATTTAGTTTATGCAAGGATTACTACTCGAAAAGAAAAAACTCTTGAGGGGTACACGAATAAACAGGCGCTAAGTTATATGTTTTCAATTATGGCAACTAAATATAGTGAAATGAAATCCTTAACTAAAAAAGTTGAGGATTTATTAATTTCATTACCTAAGACAAGCATAGGAACACAAGGAATTTACATTGAAGATATAGACATCAACAACGTAACAGAACAGTATGAACATGAATTAAAAGTAAATCGTGGGATTATAGATTTTACTATTTATTTTGAGGAGGTAGAGCAATATGGCTAAAAGGGCATTAGGAACAAAGCTACAAATTGGGACAGGTACGCCAGTAACAGTTGCTGGATTAACTTCTATAGGTGGGCTAGAGCTATCAGCTGATACTACAGATGTAACCACATTGGATTCAGATGGCGGATATAGAGAGTTTATAGCAGGGTTTAAAGATGCTGGTGAGGTATCGTTAGAGGGATATTTAGAACTTGAACAAGGAAAAGGACAAAAAGATTTGTATGACTTATACGAAAGTGGAGAGGTTAAAGATTTTACAATCTTATTCCCTGACAATATGGGAAGTTGGGAATTTAAAGGCGTAGTTGTAGGTTTTTCTACAAGTGCTGATTTAGAGGACCCATTATCATTTAGTTGTACTATTAAGGTATCAGGAAAACCTACTTTAACAGTTGGTGCAGGATCATAGGCTAGAGAAATCTAGCCTTATTTTTATATAGGAGGGGGTATTGTGTATATACCAATTAAATTAGATAAAACAAGAAATTTCTTAATGGGTTTTAAAGGTATGCAAACATTCAAAAAAATAACAGGCACAAGCCTTGCTAAATTAGATTATGAAAATGCTGATATAGAAGATTATATACCAGCGTTATTTTATAGTGGGTTAGTTCATGAGGATGAAAATCTAACTTTAGAAAAAACAACACAACTAATTGATGAACATTTAGGCATTAAAGGAGCATTAGACTTATTACCTCAAATCATTGAAGAAATATTTGGTAGGGAAGAAGATATAAAAAACGCACAGAGGGCAGCAAAGAAGAAATAGATTATGATTTTGAAGAAGAAGCTTTAAAAGCTGCTGCCCGTATCGGTATTAGTTACAATGAATTTTTAAAAATAACTCCAAAGGTTTTGAATGTATATTTGAATGCATATAAAGATAAAAGAGAAGAAAAACAAAAGGAAAGCATATATCAAGCGTACCTAATTAGTAGGTGGGTATGGCAAAAGAAAATTGACATAGAAAAAATACTGAATTCTAAAAAAGAAAAGAAAATCATGACTGATGATCAGATGATGAAACAGGCAATGATTTTAAATAGAATGTTTGGTGGGGAAGTAAATTCTGGTACGAATACTTGTAATACCTAAGAATATTTTGTAAGATATAGGTAATATATGGTAGGGGGTATTCAATATGTTAGAGTTCTTACTTTGCTTATTCTTAGGTATGTTTGGAGCGCATAAATTTTACATCAAAGACTATAAAAAAGGATTTATTTATTTATTTACAATTGGGTTGTTTGGTATTGGATGGATAGTAGATACAATTAAGCTGTTTATTAATTTAGTAACTAGTGAGGAAAGAAAACAAGCTAGAATAGAAGCTAAGGCTAAGGCTGAAGAACAAAGGCAATTAGCTTTAGCAGCAGAAAAAGAGATAGTATCAAAATTAGAAGGCGAAGGAGTAGCATATTGCCCTAAATGCAAAAGCACTACTCTACAGTATGTTGAAAGAAGAAAACAACTGAGCTTAACAAGGGCAGCTGTGGGGACAGCATTAATAGGTCCGTTGGCGGGAGCAGTAGGAGCTGTTACAAGCAAAAAATATAAAGGATTAGTTAAATGTTTAAAATGTGGCCACAGTTGGAAAATTTAATAACAGTACACAAGCACTTACTTAAGTAGGTGCTTTTATTATGCTTGAAAGCAGGTGAGAATATGGCAAGGCATTCGAACTTTATCGTACGTGGTGGTGCAAACTTTAATACTCTGTATCAAGAACTTAATAAAGCGCAAAAACGCATGAATGTTTTTAAGTCTACTATGACTAAGACTATGAAAGGATTAGGACTAGCCTTAAGTGGAATTGCTATAGCCAGAGGGGTTAAAAACAGTACAAAGGCAGCTATTACAGTTGAAAGTTCAATGGCACAACTGAGCCGTACTATGGGAGATAATGCATCAGAATTTGAAGATTGGGCAAAAACACAATCTAAAGCTTTTGGGATGGCAAGGGATGAAGCTTTTAAATATGGTGCAACATATAGTAATCTAATTAGCACATTTACAAAATCAACTAAAGAAACAACTAAATACACTACTGATTCATTAAAAGCTTCAGCAGTTGTAGCAAGTGCAACTGGTAGAACTATGGAAGATACAATGGAACGTATCAGATCAGGTCTATTAGGGAATACAGAGGCTATCGAAGATTTAGGAATCAATGTTAATGTTGCTATGTTGGAGAGTACGGAAGCATTTAGGAAATTTGCTAAAGATAGAAGTTGGCAGCAATTAACATTCCAAGAACAACAACAAATAAGGCTTATGGCAATACTCGAACAAGCTTATGCTAAATATGGCGATTCCTTAGCTGGAACAACTGCTACAAAACAAATGATGTTTTTAGCAACTCTTAAAAATATAAGGCTTAATCTAGGACAGGCATTTTTACCTATCTATAATGTGGTGTTACCGGCACTAACAAGCCTTGCAAGTAAAATTGAATCTGTCACTGCTAAATTAGCAGCATTTACTCAAGCGTTGTTTGGTAAGTCGGTTAAGACACAAGTAAAAAATACACAAGCACAAGCTGGGGCGGTCGAGGAACTAGGAGATGCAACTGAAAAAGCCGGAAAGCAAGCTAAAGGTGCTCTTGCTGGATTTGATGAAATTAATAGTTTAAATATGAATGAAGGTGGAGGAAGTGGAGTTGTTGGTGGTGTTGGAGTAGATACTGAGGAACTAGTCACAGAAACAGATGATGGTACTGGTGGAGTAATGGGAACAGTAGCAACTAAAGCAGTTGAAATGGCAACAAAGGTAAGAGAAGCCTTTACTAATATGAAAAATGCAATCATAGAGAATAAAAATATTATCATACCAGCATTAGGTGCAATAGCTGGAGCAATAGCTGGGGTATATTTGGCTCTTAAAGCACCAGCTATATTAGCTACAGTAGCAACATTGATAGACAAGGTTAAGAAATTTGGACTTGCTATTAAAGGAGCATGGGCGTTCTTAGCAGCACATCCAATAGTAGCAGTTGTTGCAGCAATAGGAGCATTAATAGGTGCCTTAGTTGGTGCATATTTAACTAATGATGAATTCAGAGCTAGAGTTGATAAACTTTGGGAAAGAATTAAAATTGCTTTAACACCAGTTATTCAAAAATTAGGCGAAGTATTACAATGGTTATGGGATAGTGTCCTCTTACCAGTAGGTAAGGTTATCAAGGATGTTCTAGTAGTTGCATTTGATGCTCTTACTTATGCAGTAAAATGGCTGTGGGAGTATGTCTTAGTACCTCTAGGAAATTTTGTTATACAAAGTTTAGTGCCAGTATTAGTTGAGCTCGCTAAAATAATAGGGACCATAATAAAAGTAGCAGTGGAAGCATTAATAAAGGTATTTGAGTATCTATGGCATAACGTATTAGAACCTTTACTTGAATGGCTGGGTAGCACATTTAAGCCTATATTTGAAGTAACTGGCAATGGAATAAAGACAATCATAGAAGGCTTACAAACAATATTTGATGGCTTGATTAAATTTATTACTGGGGTATTTACAGGCAATTGGAGGAAGGCATGGGATGGTGTATTACAGATTTTTAGAGGTGTTGGCGATGTAATAAAAGGAATTGTTAATACTGTTTTAGGATATATAGAATCCATGGTAAATGGTATGATAAGCGCTATAAATTATGGCATAGATAAAATCAATAACATGGTTAAGTCCATAAATAAAGTGCTCTCTAAATTAGGTATGCCGACTATATCATTTAATGTGCCTAGAATCCCTGAAGTGCGAATTCCTAGATTAAAAAATGGTGGAATTACAGATGTTAATAATCCATTCTGGGCAATAGTAGGAGATAATCCAACTCAAAAAGAAGTTATTTCTCCTCTTGATGACCTTATGGAAATGATAACTTCAGCTGTAGGTACTGCTATAATGGCTAGCAATCAATTTGATACAAGCAATAACGATAATAGTCCAATTATCTTGCAAATAGATGGGACAACTTTTGCTAGAATAATAGGCCCTTATGTAGATAAAGAAAGTGAACGTATAGGTGATAGTTTAGTAATCCAAACAATATAGAAAGGAGTGGGAATATATGATAAAAATTAACGGAGTAGTTATTCCTACTCCTTCAGATTATACAGTAGGAATAATGGACTTATCTAAAGCTGAAAGAAATGCAAGAGGAGATATGATAATTGAGAGGATTGCAACAAAAAGAAAAATTGAAATGTCATGGAACTATCTAACGAAAGAACAATTGAGTAATTTATTTAATTTAGTATCTCCAGTATTTTTTGAAGTAGAGTATATAGACCCGCAAGATAATGGAATAAAAACTGGTACTTTTTATGCTGGAGATAGAAAAGCAGGAGCCTTAGATTATAAGAATGGGGTCATCAGATATAAAGATATCAGCTTTAATGTGATTGAAAGGTAGGTGTGTATATGCAAAATGTAAGTAATGAATACAAAGAATCGGTATATGCACCTATACGAACTACTAAAGGCAGAGTAACATTTGATATATCAGATGTAACAGCTAGAGGGGATGTAAATGATATATCAACTACTACAGAATCTATATTGAGTAATAAACAACAACTTATTAATCAAAAGAGAGAACAAAGCTTAAATCTAGCAACATGGGAACCTAATAGATTAAAGCTAGATGGTAGCTTTACTTTTCCAGACGATACTATTGAAAATAACGGAGAATTAGGGTTTGTAAGTGATAACTTATGTGATGGTAACGGAGATTTTAGCTCATTCCCCACATTAGCTTTTATATTCGGAGAATCTCATTCATCCATGGGTATAACGGTGACCTTTGATGTATTAAATAATGAATATGCTAAAGAATTTACTATTAATGCTTATGATGCAAGTAATAATATAATCCTAAGCCAAAACATAATTGACAATACTGAAGTACAATTAGTCTCACTAGGACAATATTTTGAGTACAAAAAAATTGAAGTAATAATTAAAAGATGGAACAAACCCTATAGACGGGCTCGAGTCGTGGAAGTGGATTTTGGAGTTGTTAGAGTATATACAGATAATAATCTAATAAAAATGAACTTAATTGAAGAAATGGACTTAACAACTAGCACCTTACCTTCTTCAGAGGTTAAATTTACAGTTGAAAATGCAAATAGAGAGTTTAATATACTTAATCCAGAAGGGTTCTATAAATTCTTGCAAGAAAGACAACAGGTAATTCCAGAACTCGGTGTAGTATTAGAAAATGGTAACACTGAGTATGTAAAACTAGGAGAATTTTACTTAATGGATTGGATCTCTGATGAGGGATCTCTTACTGCAACATTCACAGCAAGGAATATTATAGACATTATTGCAACTTATGAATATGAAAATTTAATAGCTAAGGCTAATTATAGTCTTTATGATATGGCAGTTGACATATTTACTCTTTGCGGAGTTGAAAATTATGAAATAGATACAGCGTTGAAGGATATATCCACTCTAGGCCTAGTAAAGAAAACAAAATGCAGAAATATATTACAGATGATTGCTATTGCAGGAATGTGCAATGTATATGTGTCTAAGGACAATAAAGTTATAATAAAGCAAGGCTCATTAAGTATTGGAAATTCAGTTGATACAATAGATATGGATAATATGTATAAGGAACCTAAAATTGAATTAGAGCCTATTCTCAAAAGTGTAGAAGTAACATATTATACTGACCTTGATACAGCCCAAAGAATCATTGTAAATAACCAAGATATAGATAAGGGAGAAGGGTTAAAGGTAGATAATACACTGATAAATACTTTAGAAGGTGCAACCAATGTAGTTAATTGGATATTAAGACAGAAGTCTTATAGAGCTAAATACACAGCTAATTGGAGGGGTAATCCTGCGCATGAGCCAAACGATATTGTAATTATTGAAGATAGTTACAATCAAAATAATAAAGCTATAATCACAAAGAATGAATTAACTTATCAAGGCTACTTAGAAGGGAAGACCGAAGCAAGGGGGTTAATTGAATGATAGACACTAAAACCAATTGGACAAGTGAAGATTACTACAACTTTGAAGATTTAAACAAGGTTGAGTCTAATACTCAGTTGGTAGCTGAATATATAAGATCATTACAATATGACATCCCTGAGTTGATTACAAGAACTGATAGAAATATGACAAGTATAGATTTTAAATCTAGCATTGAAAGAGTTCAAGAAAACATAGAAAAAATAAGAATGAACTTCTTAACTCCTTTGAATTATCAAGGTACTAGAGAGAATATCAGCAAAGGTTTTAGTTATATAGATGCAAATAGATTAGAGGATAATATTCAGAAACTCTATGAATTAGCATTAATAGTAAAAGATAATCTGATCTACTGCGGTACATTTAATTGTGGATCAGAGTGGGAAGGAGGATTATTTTAATGGCAAAGCGAGTATGGAAGGATAGGATAGTAGCAAGACCAAGAACTTTTACAATACAAGAAAACCAAGACGGAACAATTACTTTAATACCAGCACCAGGAGAGATCATTCAAGAAGGTACTCCTATTAATGCTGCTAATTTAAACGGACTTGAAGAAGATTTAGAGTCGCATAAGGCAGAAATTGCGTCACAAGCAGAACCTAATAAAATACCGAGAGCGTTAGCAAGTGGAAAATTAGACATTGATTGGATACCTAGTGATGGGGGATGGGAGTTAATTGCGGAACATACTATATTAGAGAACACTACACAGTTTGACTTTATAAATATACCTGATGAATACAAGATGTTAAAACTATATTTTTATTTTACAAGTGCCTCTAATATATCACCTTTAATAGTCATTAATGATGATACAAACTCAAATTATAGTATGATAAGGGAGCGAATTTTAGGTGGCGGTAGCAATACTACTGAAATATTTAGTACCGTTGTCGCAACATCTATCCAACTTTTCACTGGCTATGGGCCTAATTACGGTTGTATGGAAATTTCTAATCAAAGTGCAGACCAACGAAAAATATACCATATGCAGTATTACACGCATCGAGTGGATTCTGAGCAGCAATTATTAAGGCATAGTGGGTTGTGGAAAAACCAAACTAGTAAGATTAATAAGATTTCAATTATTAATAGTGTTTCGAGTTTGAGAGTAAACACCTTCTTTATGCTTTGGGGGTGCAAATAATGAATAAAACGATTGTTGATTGTACAACTAAGTCAGTGTCGAGCCAAGAGCTTACAATTGAGGAGGTGGAGCAGAATCGGCTACTAGAACAACAAAGGGAAGAACAAGATTTAATTAATAACTTAAAGCCAACACAAAAAGAAGTACTGATGGCAGAAATAGAGTTAAATACAATAAATCTATTATTAGAATTGGGGGTATTTTAATGAATATTATACAAAAACGATTAGTAAGCAGTTATGCAACATTGGTTATGGCAGAGGTAATGACAATAGAGGAAGTACCAGAGACAAAGTTAATAGGTAGTATAGAATATCCTATTAGAAGTGAAGTAGAAATTGAGATTGCTAAAAGGACAATTGAAGTATTAGGTTAAGACGTATAAGGTTTCTTATACGCAACATCAATAACACCTAGAAAAAAGCAGGGTCTATTTTTTATGCCCTGCTTTCCTCAATTTCAAAGAAAGCGAGGTAATTGGATGAATGGATAAATCAGTATGTGATGAAAGACATAACCAAATAAATTACCGATTAGATGTACATGAGAAACGACTTAACAGCCATGGTGAGAGACTGGACAGAATTGAAATGACAAGTGGACGATTAGAGGAACGTTTGAACAATCTAATTCAACAGCTAGAACAACTCAATAAAACAATGAAATGGTTTATTACTGCATTAGTAGGAGCCTTCATAAGCTTCTTTTTTTATGCAGTACAACAGGGACTGTTTAAGTAGGGAGGTGAGAATATGAAAGTTTTTCTAGACGCTGGCCATGGTGGTAAAGATCCAGGCGCTTTAGGTAATGGTATGCAGGAAAAAAATATAACTTTACCAGTGACTTTAGAAATAGGTGAAATCTTAAAGAGGCATGGAGTAACAGTAGGATATACTCGAACTACAGATACATTTATGGAGTTATCTGATAGAGCCAACAAAGCAAATAACTTTGGAGCAGATATATTTGTATCAATTCATTGCAATGCATTTAACAATTCTTCAGCAAAAGGGGTAGAGACTTACAGTCATATAGGAAGTGTTAAAGGTAGTAGATTAGCTCGATCAATCCAAAATAGCATACTTTCAAGTAAACTTTACACTGTTAACAGAGGAACTAAAACAGCTAATTTTGCAGTATTAAGACTTACTAATATGCCAGCTGCTTTAGTTGAAATGGCCTTCATTACTAATGGAGAAGATGCAAATATACTAAAAAATAGGCAAAATGAGTTAGCTATAGCTATAGCTAAAGGAATATTGAGTTATTTAGGAATATTGTATAAAGGGGGTAACACTATGACTAATACTAATGACACTCCTAGCGAATGGGCTAAAGAAGCTATGGAATGGGCAAAAAAGGAAGGAATCTGTGACGGGACCCGACCTAAAGATGCAGCTACAAGAGAGGAAGTAGTAACTGTGTTATACAGATTCTCTAAGAAGGTGAAATAAATGGATAATCTAACAGAAAAAGACCTGGAAGAACTAATAAAAATAAAGAAAAGGCAAAAGAAAAAGAATAGGTTTTCAAAGTTTATAGTTACATTGGTAATTTTATTAAATGTAACATTTACTGCAGCAGTTTTATATGTATTTCTTAACATAGGGAATGAACCAACGACATTAATTACAGCATGGTTTGCTTTTACTACAGGAGAGTTATGGATGTTATCCAGCATAAAAAAGAAGAAAATAAAGGAGGATAACAATGAATATTAATATAGATATAATGGTTAAGGTAATCATACCGATTTTAGGAGCTATCATAACATATTTGATAGTTCCTTTTATTAGGCAGAAAACTACAAAGGAGCAAAGGGAAAATATTTACTTTTGGGTAAGAGTAGCAGTTCAAGCAGCAGAGATGATTTTCAACGAGAAGGGTAAAGGCAAAGATAAAAAACAATATGTAATTGATTTTCTAACCTCTAAAGGAATTAACATAACAATGCAAGAATTAGATCTTCTTATAGAAGCAGCAGTAAAAGAATTAAACTTAATACAAGAGCAATTATTGCCACCTAATGATGCCCTGGTATGATACCAGGGCTTTTTTATTTTTAAAAAGATGACAAACTTTGACATGCTTATTACATAATATTATAATTATTTTATAAAAATTAGAGAAAGAGGGGGTTACTATGGAAACATTATATGAGGATTTTTATCAACAATTAAATATTCCTGTAGTTCAAGAAAGAAACTATTGGCTTGTAAGGAGTAACGGTGGAGAATATTATGATGATTTTACTCTTCATAATTATATAGCGTTAGCTTGGGACTACGTAAATATAGCAATGCTTAATAATAAAAGTGAAGAAGAAATAAAAGCACTAATTGAAATGAATGAAAGATCACAACCAACAAAGACCGATGACTTGACTGAAGAAGAAGTTAAATCATCTGGAGTTGTAACTTCTATATATAACAAAATTATTAGATTCGTAAAGGAGTTTAAAATTGGTGATGTTGTTCTTGTTCCAAGCAAGAATTCAGAATCTATTTCTATTGGTATTATAAAAAGCGAAGCTTATGAAGATCCGTCATATATGCTTAACTATCTTAATGAAAATCCAAATACGGAATTAAAGTTATGTCCGTACCATAAGAGAAGAAAAGTAGAATGGTTAAAACATATACCTAAATTTAAGCTAGACATCTACTTAATAAAAGCTTTCAGTTCACATCATGCTATATCTAGTATAAATGATCATGCTGAATATATAGACAGAACACTTTATCCTATCTATAGGAAAAAAGATGAAGTGCATAGCGTTATTCATGCAGGGCACCCAAATGGTTTTACTTTAAGAGAATTAGTTGAACTATCAAGGAATTATGAATTATCTATAATGGATTTATGTGAACAATTAGGAATTGAATATAATTACAAAGATTATAACGTTAAAATAAATATTCATTCGCCTGGACTTATGGAGTTTATTGGATATGGAGCTATGGCAGGGATTGCACTTTCAATTTTTATGTTTTCATTAAATCATCTTTTTAATGGTGGTAAATTCAAAATAGGCTTTAAAAGAGATGAGGTCACGAAAAGCACAAAATTTATTTTGGAATCTGAAACTAAAGGATTTAAAGGTAGGGAACTAGATTTTAAGGAGCTTGAATTAAAACAACAAGTTGAATTGAAGAAATTAGCAGAATCCTTACAAATAAAAAGTCCAGAATTTAATGATTTAAACTCTGAACAAAAAGAAGACTAATTACGCAAATTAAATAAATCATGCAAAAATTTATTAATTTTTTTAGTGTAAATGATACTAATAATAAAGGAAATTATGAAAGTGCTAATTACTGATGTTTTTATGTCTGTTGCAAATTTACTAAAAATATTGATTGATATTAATGTTGCTAGGCTGAAAATAAATAATGAGATACTTATTAAATCAATTAGATTATGATACTTATTTAATTGTCTCATATTATTTTCACCCCCAACCTTTATAATAATATTATATTATACT